CGCTTCTTCACCGGCAAGGTTTGTTGCCACTCCAAGGTCTGCCATGGTCTTGGTAAAAGCGAGAATGTTTTCATTTTGTATACCAAGCTGTCCGGCGCTCTCCGCAATACCTGCAATCCCGTCCGCCGCCATGGGCATTTCGCCTGCAAGATCTAAAATCCCCTCCCGAAGGGCAGAAAGCTCTGCATCGGTTGCGTCTACCGTCTTTTTAACGCCCGCAAACGCACTTTCGAAGGAAATCCCCGCCTTTAACGCCGCGCCGCCAAGTCCCGCAAGGGCTGTCCCTGCCACACTTACGGCACCGGTAACTGCACCAAGGGATTTTTTTGCTGTGCTTCCAAGCTTGCCAAGGTCTTTTATAAGACCCGAAGAATCTATTTTGGTATCAAATACCAAAGAGCCATCATATGCCATGCTATCACTCCTTTTTGTGAACGCATGGCCTCTCGGGCTCTCTTAGTGCGTTATCGACCGAAGGCCTCTCGGGCTCTGTACGGTTTAAATATGAACTTCAATTTCTTTTTTACAGTTTTTACAGCGGACGAATATGCCGCTGCATTTTGCCGTGTTTGTATACAAAAGTAGCTTCTTCCCGCAACGCGGACAGAAAAACCACTTTCGCATGGTGGGTGCCTTTATCATTCGCTGCCCCCTTTGAAGCAATCAGTATTACGCATGTATTAAAACAGCTTTTCAATCGCCGAAATCATATCCCTTTCCTTTTCTGCGTCCGTCCGCATATCCGGCAGACGGTATCGGTTTTTCATGCGCAGATAAAATTGCTTTTGCTGCCTGTCTCGGATTTTGGAAACATCGCAACTTCTGTACTCCATAATTTTTACAAAGGGCTCATCTTCGTCAAGTGCCGCAAAAAGTGCCTTGAACTGCAGCCAGTGCAGTGTCGCCTTTGAAAGATCAAGTCCGTACTGCCGCATGAAAGCCGCGTAGATGTACGGCGCGTCGTGCAAAAAGCTGTATATCGGTCTTTCTGCCGCCTCCACCGTTTTTTCCTCCTTCTCGCCGTCCTTTTCTCCCGCATAGAAGGATATAAGCGCCTTTGCCGCCACGTCAAAGCGGGGCGGAAGCGCCTTCTTGTACGGAGCAAAGAGTGCAACCGTTTTGTCCTCCGCTGAAAGTGTCCCGTCTGAAAGCGCAAGGTCAAAGCGTATCCAAAATCGAAAATCTGTTTCAATCGGGTACGCAACGCCATCAACCACTACCGCCTCGGGCAGTGTATCGGTCAAAATGTTTATCATTTGGATTTACCTGTGATTTTTGTCATTTCCGAAAGCGTTTCATCGTAATTCTTTACAATGCTGATAAGCTGTCCGAAGGCATCCACACATGCCGCAACGCTTTCCCTCTTTCCAAACATCTTTGTGCTTGTCCCTTTTCCGAAAACCGCGTCAAAGGTTTCAAAAAAGAGCTTGCAGGTTTCGTGCAGGATTTCGCTGGCACGTCCCTCCTTCGGCAGCCGCACAACCCGCTCATTATAAGCGTCTGCCGCTTTTTCGTATTTTTTTACGAAGGCTACATCCGTAGGGTCAATTTCTGCCTCGAATTCGCCAACCTTAAATAGCTTCATAAAAGCACTCCTTTCTTAAAAAGAAAAGGGGCTATAAAGCCCCTCTTATTCTGCTGCACCTTCTGCAAACGTAATTGTCTGCCAATCGTCGTCACTTGTAGCGGTGCCGAGCACCTTTTTGCCGTGCGCCTTAAAGCTGCCGCTGTATGTGTATGCATCTGTGCTGCCGCCCTCGCTGTCCGGAATAACAGCGAAATCGCGCATAATGGCGTTGTTTGTCTCCTTGGTGATGTCCACCATAACAATGGGGCGAACTGCGTCCGAACCCAGAAGCTCCTCGTCGCAAATTTTCACCAGGTCCTCCTGTGCTGCATCGCCGATGTACTGGTCAAAGGAGTAGGAAATAGACGGGCTAAAGCCTGTCACGTCTGCCGTTTCAAATGCCTCGTCGATATACTGACGAGAATATTCTTTCGGATTTTTAGAGGTGGAAATTTCCGTAAATCCCTTCATGCGGTGAAAAACGTATTTGCCGCCCTCTCCCGGTACGCCGTAAAAGGCCACCTTATCACTTCTTTTTACCATTGTTCCATCCATGTGGTTTCTCCTTTCTATTCTATGCTTCGTAATATAAAAGCCGTAACTGAATTTGATACCTTGCATTTTTCTCCGATGCGTCAAACAGGTAGCCGGTAGACACAACCTGCATCTCCTGCGCCGTTTTCCCCTTCTCCAGCACCGGAAAATGCCGCGTCTTATTCTGTGCGGCAATCCATTCTGCCATTTTTTCGTAAAAGCCGCTGTTTTCAATATTTTGCAGCGTATCGGTTCCAAAGTATTCCCGGGAGGCGAAAAGGAAAAGATACTCCTTAAGCGCACCCCCGTCTGCATACTGTTTTACAACGGGAGAGGTCGGCACCGTTTCTATCACATACTCCGTAGGCGTCTGCCCCAGATACTCCACGTTTAAAAGGCCGTCCCGAAGAAGCGGACAGCCTGCCATGTAGTCCCGTATTCCTTCAATGATTGTCACTTTGCCTTACCTCCTGCCATCCTTGCCGTGCCCTGCAAAATTTTAGTCCTGTGGTCCGCCTTCATGCGTTCAAACCAAAGCCTGCCGCGCTTGCCGCCGCCATGATAGGAAAGCGGCACATTCGTCAGCACCTTTTCCTCGTTCTTTTTCGCCCATGCCGAGCCGGTAGACGGCGAAACCATAAGCTTGCCGCGGTACAGGTACCGTCCATACGGCGTATTCCATTTCACTTCACCGCTGCCGATGTCCGTCGCAGCCTGTGCACTTTTGGAAAGCGCGCCCGTAAGATGCGGCGTGTAGGGCTCCGAAAGACGGAGCACCTCACTGTCCACATATTTCTGTACGCGCCCGCCGCTTCCAAGTCCACGCCTTGCAAGGATTTTATCGCGGCTTTCAAGCTGAAAGCGTACACCCTTCATCCGCAAACCACCTTCCAGTGGTGCATCCGCGGGCTTCCCTTCCGGTTATCCGCAAAGCCCATCACGGTATAGCATCCGTCCTGCGGCGGTCTCGCCTCTTCCGAAACACCGAGAAAAACCCGGTCCCCGTTTTTTATCTCAATGCTTTCCGTAGTAGGAATGCGGATCTTAATCACATCCGCCGTTTTCAGGCCACCCTCTGTGACCTCGGTCTTAACGTCCGCCTGTACGGAAGCGGCAGGAAATACCGTGCGCCGATATGCCGGCATACGGTTTTCACCAACAAAGATGTGCCAAAGCGTGACTGCACCCTGCGTAATCATTCCCGGCACCCCCTGTTTGTAAGCTCCTTTGGCAGAAAGCTTCGAATTGCCACACAAGCTTCTCTTTCCGCTTCTGCCGCGCCTCTCTCCCGGTATGTAACAGAATACCCGTCGTTATTTTCCGATGCGATGCCGCCATCTGCACCGGGGCAGTACAGTGCATCCACCGCCGCACACATTGCCATTTTCACTTCTTCCGTATCGGTTGCCCGCTGAAAGGTGATTTTGTCAATCAGCGCCGTGCATCTGAGCGAAAGCGGACGAAAATCCGCCTCCGCTACCCTTGTGCCGCCGTACTCGTTCTTGTAAAATAAAAAGTCTGCGTAAGCGCGCATGGGCTACGCCTCCTTTTTGCCGTCCTTTGCATCCTTCTTAGGGTCTGCCTTTTTGCCGTCCTTTTTAATAATTAACCCGATTGTTTTCATCAGCCCACCGCCTTATGAGAAAGATAAAGACCTGAAACCTTGTTTTCGTATACGTCCGTAAGACCGTAGGAACGGAACATAAACTTCCAGGCATCCGCCTCCTGATTTTCTGCAGGAGAAACAATCTTGTTTACTGCGTGCTTTGTGTACTGCATCAAAGCATCGCGGGTCAGTGCCATAAAGTTAATATCCGCGCCGCCTGCCGCCTTTACATAGCCGCCCTTTTCCTCGCCGCCGGTCTTGCCGTCATAGAGGTCAATCGCGGTGTAAAATCTTGTCTGCGGTACCGTCTTCACGCTTGCAAAGCGCGATAATACCTCACGGGATTTGTAAGTATCCAAAACCATAATCATGCCGTGGAGTGTGGGTGTGATAAAGAGGTGTCTGCCCTCCATCGGCACCTCTGCTTCGTCCATGGTGGTCGTAGCAAGACGAAGTGCCTCCAGCACCTCACTGCCGTTTGCGTAGGTAGCCTCCGTCTTTCCAATCCCTTCCGTGCCGGCATATGTCGCAAAGCGGAACGCATCCAGCTCCGGTGCTACCTTTGTACGCAGGAATTCTGCCGCAAGCTTACCAAAAGCGAGCCCTGCCGTTTCCTCATTGTCCATGTTGTCCACGGAAAATGCACGGCCGCGGTCATAGTTAAACTTCACCGTTTCGTGCGTCAGGTCAACGTTGCCCTTTGCATAGCCGTCGCTTCTGGAGTAATCCCCAAGCCCGTCCATGCTGATTTTGGGAATGATGATTTCATTCGTATTTGCGCCCTGTCTTGCAAGAGAAGCATCGCTCTCCAGTGCAGACGTTACGGACGCAAGCGCGAAAACCTCATCCAGTTTGTCAATGTACTTTTTGAAAAGTGCGATATTATTTGCCATTTTTTACTCTCCTTTACTTTTTGGGAGGCAATCCCATAGCTTGGCGTATTGCGGCATCCTCCGCCTCACCCTGCGCTGAAAAAGTACGACCCGAAAACTGCGGCGCAGGCGGCTGTTTTTCGCCCTCAAAAAGATATTCGTTTTCCTTTTTGATATCCTCAAGCTGTTCCGAAAGACCCTTGACGGTGTCATTTTCAAGCGTCAGCTTCTCGCGGTCGATAAGCGCCAGCACAGCCTTGTGGTTTCTCGCCTTCGCCCCCGAAAGCTCTCTTTCCACCGCATGGTCAAGCTGCATCTCGGCAATACGCTTTTTGCTCTCTGCCTCTGCATTCTTTGCTTTTTCCTCCCAATCCTTCGCCGCCTTCCGGACTCCATCAATGTCCATATCCTTAAAGGTGCGAATTTGGGAGTTTGCTTCCTCCAGCTGCTTTTTTAGTTCTTCCTCAGAGCGGCGCAGCGTCTCCGCCTCCGTCTTGTTTGCCTCTACGGTCTTTCCGTGCTCGGCCATAATGGATTCGACCAGCTCCTCCGAAATCCCAAGACCCTTCAAAAATTCCCGCTTCATGCTTCTCCTTTCCGGCTACGCTTTTTTACCGATGGTTGCATCACCGTGCCATAGATAGTTTTACGCCTTCCCGGGCGAATTTGGATATAGAAAAAGCACTATGCTTTTACACATAATGCTTACTTCATCGAATATTTGTCCTTCATTGTTTTGCGAATGTTAATACCATGCCTGCACACATTCTAAGGGCAAACTTTTGTTATTCACTATATTAGTAACTTTTGACTTTGCCATGCGAGCATAATAATTATCCTTGTCCTCAGCAGCCGATTTTGTTATTTCGGCTACATCGTTCTTTTTGTCATATGTTATAACGCCTTTCTCGCCCTTCCCTTCTGGCTGGTACTCATAAAGAATTACGGTATCATCAAAAAATTTTAAAGTCAAAACATTCATACTTACTTCCTCCAATCCATCACAGCTTTTTGATAGTTATATTTTTCCTGCGCTATCGTATGTGCCTCAATATATGACATGCCTTTTTCGTTCATCAATTTATATTCGTAGTATTCATGCTCCAACAAAATGATATCTTTGGGCTCTATATCTTTTCCTGACATGAGATTCTGCCACGAAACAGCTATATCATAATTGGGATAAAATGTCGTTGGCTCTTCTTCTCCCAAGTCATATTTATTTAAAAATATATGTTCTTTTATTTTGCCAACTTTTTCGGTGTCAAATCCTGTATTTTTTGCTATCGCATCGATATCGGTTTTTCTTTTTCTCACTGCAGCATAAAATCTTTCTGCATGCTGTTGACATCTTTCAAAATCCTTATCGCTTTCCGGATTTAATGCCCCATAAAAAGCACCGCTTTGCACAGGCTTCACCTCTTTTGATTTTATTATACCACTTTTTGCAGAATTGTCAATAGTTTTTGCAGATTTAGTGATACCTATCCTTCGTGTCTCCGCTTCGTTTCTCCCAAAACCCAACACCCTTGAGCGGTCATACTGCTTCTGCATACCCGTTTGCCTGCAAAAATCGTCAAGCTCCGCATTCAGCTTTGAAAGCTGCTTCCCCTCAAACGCATAGCGCATTTGAAATTCGCCCTTCTCTGCCCCTTTGGTTTGCTTAATACCTTCATCAAAGGCAATAAGCTTCCGCTTGCTCTCCCGGATTTTTCGTTCTATGGCGCGCTGCTTCTGGGTTGC